GTTAGAAACAGCCATCTTTCTAAAGTATTGGTTATTACCTCTACCACCTGAAGTAGAACTTAATGGACTTGATGTTACGAATGGGTTTGGTACCATGCCGTATCGAGTCTTAAATCCTATTTTAGGTTGGAAAGTATTTTCACCAACAGCTCTGACCATTTGTAATGGAACATATGGGCAGTAGAAAAGACCTGCATCATAAGGATTGCTTCCTCTGTAACCAACTGTCAAGTAATCAACACCAGCATATGGGTCGATGTATACTTTAACTCTACCGTTTAGAAGACCAGCAAATGTGTTGCCAGTATCATCAACATTCAAGTTAGTTGATAAAGCAGGAGCATAATCTAATACGCCTGCCATTGAAAGAGCAGATGCTACATCTGAAGAACAAAGGATAAAGTTACCTTTACCTCTTCTTGTTTCTTTAGCGATAACATTTGATTCTCTTTCGATTTGGAATAATAATCCTTTGAATTTCTCAACAGACCATCTACCGTTAGCATCAACATCTAAGTTGAATGTGCCTGGTGTAGCAGTTGCAGAAGCGCCAGTTTTTGCTTGAAGATTAACTTCTCTAACGACTTCTCTGTTGATTTCAGCAAGAATTTCTGATGAAAGAATATTTGCTAATTCTGATTCTGCATCAAGACCGTGGATTGCTTTTAAGTCTTGTGCTAATTCGAGTGTGTACTCTGCTTTAAGTGCTCTGGATCTAGCTGTGACAGTTGCTTTCTCAATTGTGAAAGACATTTGTGCAAAATGGTTACCAGCAGCATCACCTAGGGCTTCAGCAGACGCAGTTGTCATACCGTCACCAGTTGTGTTTGCATATGTATCTGGACCAGTTACATCAAATGGATCACTTACAGGATCTGAACCTAAACCAGCAGCTGTAGGATCTGGGCTACCTGAGTATGTTGAACGAGCTTCGTTAAACAATGCTTCAGATTTGCTTTCTCTACCTACTGTTGGATAGTCATTGTATCTTGCTTTCATAGCAAAGATAAGTCCTGTAGGACCTGTCATTGGTTGAACACCGCAAATGTCGTATGCAACGAGATTTGGCATAGCTCTACGAACTAATGAGATCAAGATTGGATCCCAGTTAGAAATTGCAGAACTTCCAGTAGCATTTAAAGGTGCAGCCTCGGAAAGAGTAGCTCTGTCTTCTGATAAAGCTTTCTCTTGGTTTTCGAGGATAACTGCAGTAACAGCTCTCTTGTAGCCATCTTCGATCTTAGGAAGATCGGAGTGTTCTAGAATAGGCTGCCACTTTTCTTGTAAATTTTCTGATAAGAACATTTTACTTTTTCTCCTTTAAAATTAACTTAGTGGTTTTAATTTAGAAACTGCTGACAAATAACGACTCATTTCAGGAGTAAAGGTTTTTTCTTCAGATGAATCTGAGAAATCACCAGTACCTTCTTCAACGATAGTTTCTTCGGCAATAGTTTCACCCTCTGTAGGGAAATAGGCTTCTTTGATTTCAGAAATCTTTTCAGCAAAGTCTTCTGCATCTTTGTAGTCTACTCCTTCTGCAAGAGAGTTTAGTTTTTCTCTTTGTGTTTCAGTTAGGTCTTCACCTGCCTGTCTCACAACATTTTGTCTTTTGAGACTTTCGTTCTCTTCAACGATTTCCATATTCTTGGATACTTCGCTGTCAAGTTTTGCTTCCATCTCATCAAGACGATTTGCGAGTTCGTCCATGACATCATACTTGTCTTCTGGTACTTCAACATAATGTTCTACGAACAATGTTTTTAGACCTTCGATAAAGTTTTCGGTCATTTCTGATCTCAAACCTCTCTCGATTGCGAGTTCGTTTTCTTTCGTCCACTCTTCAGCACAATATGTTAGATACTTGTCAACTGCTTCCGCGAGGTCACCTTTGATAGTGTCTATTGAGGTTTTTAATGATTCTTCATGTTCTTTTTGTAGAGATTCTTTGATTTCTTCTACTTTAGATGAAACAGCTGCCTTGAATATGGTTTTTGCCTTTTCTGTATTTTCTTCAGAAAGTTCAAGTGCTTCTGAGATTTTAGATAGGTCGTCTTCCACTTCCATCTCGACTAGGTCAGACTCGAC